GGGAGCGGGGCAAGCCTTCTGCTTCAAAGTCTAGCTCTGCTCCGACTAACTCATTCAACTTTGCTTTACCCCGGTTGATCAGTTCAGTAATTGTTGCGTCCTCGTCGTCCCAGGTTATTTTTAGGTAATTCTTTATCTCCTGTAGCATTTAACCACCTGCCACCTATTCCGCAGAATCAGTATCTTCCGCAGAATCAGTATCCATGCCACTAATGTCAAACACTAGGAAACTGTCATTGTCAATCGGCTTTCCGTTTGCGTATTGCTTAGTAATATAGGTACGTTCATCCTCCAGGAATTTGTAATGGTCGCTGAATTCGATTTTCTGCGAAGAACCAACGCCCATAAAGTAGTCACGGGCAAGACCTGCGATCATTTTTCCTTCCGGTACGGCCACGGACTGAACGATCGTTGCCGGAATCGGAAGCACCCCGTACACATACGCACCGTTTGCAGTCAAAACCGTTGTTCCGGGGAAAATCTTGCTCCAGTAATCCAGCGGGTTGACAACCATTAAAACGTTTGATACAGACCGTTTTCCATTTTTGGTCAACGGAGCCATGATGTTTGCTCCCAACGTCTTCGGTTTCAGGTCGTTCAGCGGCGTAGCGGCTTTATCCGGGTACGCGCCACTTGTAACAGGCCCGTCCAAGTCTTTCATCATGCCGATGGGTTGCCATCTCCCAGTTCCCCCAACGATAGCCATTTCTAACGCAATCGCGATCGATTCGGCTAACATTTGACGCACAAACCGATCCAGCCATTCCGGGCCGAGGTTAAGCATCGATTTGGCTACTGGAACATAAGCGCTAAGTTTGTATAACTCCGTGGACTCTTTCTTAAACGTCATACCTAATTTTTTCCGGATCGCGTCGGTCAACGCACCCCACCATGCGGCTTCCACGTCACCATTACGCATAATCCATTCTGTTGTCGCCGTAGTGTTAACAAAGTCAATTTGCGACAACAACGGATGGTTCTGCCGCAAATCCTCAAATACCCTTTCAAAAATCGTCGGTGGCATCAGTTTTTCAGTGCCGCTGAAACCTTCCCAGCCGATTACTTCGTTGTAAAACTGTCTTTCTTCTTTTGTTAACGGGTTTAACCCACGTTTTGCCATCACTGCCTGGTCACTTAAATCATCATTAACTCGCTTTGCTTCTTCTAAAATTTTAGTTTCAATAGACTTAGCTAATGCAATTTGTGCTTCTACAAAAGCGTCACTGTCTCCATTTTCAATTGCATTTTTAATTTGATTTTTTAATTCTAATTCATCTTTTTGTCTTAAATCTTTGTTATCCATACCCATTATTCATTACCTCCTGTTTTATTTTTTATAAATGAATTAAATAAAGCAGGTTTTTTGTCTCCTGCTTGTTTGTTAGCAATATTCTTTTTATATTTATTAAAAAGATTTTCCTTAACGCTGTTCTGTGGTTCATTTCCTTCTGTGCTTTCTTCTATGACTTCATCGCAAAAACCAAAAGCCAAACATTCCTCTGCTGTAAGCCAGCTTTCTTCAGCAATTAAATCGTTTAATTCTTCTTCAGTGCCAACAAATCTATTTTTATAGCTCGCTTTTACTGCTGAATCAATTTTATCTAAATCATTTGCTGTTTTCCTAAGTTCATCAGCATTTCCAAGTGCAAGCGTCCATGCTTTATGAATCATTATCATTGAATTAGGGAACATGGTTATTTTTTCGCCAACCATCGCTATCACACTTGCACCAGAACCGGCCAAACCATCAATGACGATATTTACTTTCCCGTCGTGCTGCTTAAGTAGGTTTCCAATTGCTATACTTTCAAATACGTCACCTCCGCCAGAATTAATATGAACGTTGATGTTTTTGCCTTTCAGGTTTTTCAGTGCATTTTTTACGCCTTTTGCTGATATAATGCTTTCTTCGTCCTCGTCGTCCCACCAATATGCCTGCCTTATAGTTCCATAGAGATACAATTCTGCAGTTTCACTGTCAGCTTCGTTTTTTACCTCCAGCTTCGTTTCAATTTTTGGGATTTTGATTTCTTTTCCCAAATTATTCACCTCCTTCATATACTTTTTCTATTCTTTCATAATTCTTCGTCATCCAACGCGCCTGGCTCCACTCTGTTCCAAGCGGCTCTAAACCCAAAAACTTCAAACAGTCATCTACAGAATACGCACCAATTCTCAAAAGAATATCCAACGCACCGGCTACATCGGTAATATCAACTGCTCTAATTCTGCTGGTGTCAAGTTTTACATATGTTCGTTCAAGGTACGCTCTCTTTCCATACAGTTTCCGGTTTATTTCATCAGTTAGAAGTTCAGCTAATGGATTAACACAAAAGGTTAAAAAGTTGTTTACCGCCTTACCGGTATCGGCAACATTGCCTTTAATGAGTTGCGGCGGCACCTGAAAAGCTATAGCTACAAAGTCAAAAATATCGTTTATAAATTCACGAATATAGCGTCCTTCGGTCCCGCCACTTGATGAATACCTATTTTCTAATTCTGTATATTTCATGCCGTTTGAAAGAGGTAGTACAGCTCCGCCTTCAGCTTCATAGAATCGTTTAATTCGACTGTTTAACAAGTCTTGTAAATCTTTTTGTGCCTTCTCCGTCTGCGGGTAGTTTGTCGGTATTTCAAGAGTGCCTCTTTTTGCATTATTCCGTTTGTAATGTTGCTGGCTGGCTGTGATTAGCTTTGCATATGATTGATATAACCCCTCAATTACATCGCGAATTTTCTTGTCGTGTAGTTCAAAATGAAATACTTGTGATTCAAGGTATGAATTATTAAGCTGATAATCATCTATAACAATGTCGCGGTAAATATTTTCTTTGAATGCATATCTGGAAACTGTAAAACTATCAGCTACATAAAACATGTCATTTTGCTGAATTACCAGACATTCGTTGTCGTATACAAGCCGGTGAATTACATCTCGCCAGAATTTGCTAGCTGATTTATTTTGGTTTGGTTCAACGTTAAAAAGATAGTAGTTTTCGCCTCGTATTTCTTTTCCTTTCTCAAACGTGAGGAACTCGCTCCGTGATACAGCATTTGCTATAAGGTTTACACATGACTGCACCGCCAATTCTTTATAGAACACTTCTGCTGCTATTTCGCCGACTACAACATCTAGCGGTAGTGTGCCGTCATGCTTATTAAATAATCCTAGTACCCAATCCCATAGCGCCATCTATTCACCACCTTTCTAAAATGTCACGACGTCAAATGTCATGACATCATTTTGAGTTTCTTCTAATTCGTTATCTTTAGTCAAAGCGTGCACCAAAGCAAAAAAACCGTCTGTTTTACGGGTTTTAGGTTCTATTTTGTAGTAGGCCGTATTACCTTTTTTATCTACTTCTTGATAGACATTATTCGTATACCAGCGCATGACCGGATCATCTCCAAATACCAACGTTTCCTCGGCAAATATTTGTTCGACTAAAGGTGCAACTTTAGCATGAGTAATAGGGCCACTTCTGACAGATTCAAGCGGCAATCCTGCTTTTTGAAACTCTGATTCTAGTAGTGATTTCCGGTAATCGTCGCAGTAGATGTTTTTAATGTGATATTTTTTAGCCTGCTCAAGGAACCAGCTAGCAATATCCTGGGCACTGATATTGTCTCGCTTAATGATTGTAATTAGCCCCCGGTCGGCCATCTCTTGCACCGGAAACTTGATTGGCCTGCTTTCCACCTCTAAAGCCAAGTGGCAAACGAAAGTATGTTCAATCCAGTACCGCTTGCCTTTATACTTAAAAAGCAGTCCACAGCTTGCAAAGTCAGTTGTTCTGGCATAGTCAATTGCTCCTATGCACTGTAACCCTTCCAACTCATTATAGGGTATAGGCTGGTTTGTTGCTAAAATTTTCTCCCAGGGTGCAACTGGAGTAAAATTATCTTGTGCCGGCATATTCATACGCTTTGTCAAAAAGTCTATAGCCAAATGGTGCTGATATTTCATTTTTGTATAAACTTTGTTTAATTCTTTTTGAAGTAAAGGAAAATATGGTAACGAAGGGTTTGCCTTTACCCAGTTTTTTGGATCGTGCACCTCTTTTTTGTCATCAAGCTTATATAAAAGTGGCAAAAAGCCGATATCTTTAATTTCACCTGACAGCACCCTTTTTGCCAAATCTAGCTGCTCATCTAATACACCGCCCCTTACATATCCCTGGGTAGTAATATAGAAAATCCGGCTGTGTTTCTTTTTCCCGAAGCCGGAAGTAAAAACCTTTATCATTTCCCAATCTTCATATTCATGAATTTCGTCGAAGATTAGGCAGGCAGAGCGCTTACCATCCTTTGTTTTGGCATTTGAAGTGTTGTACTTAATATAACTCTTGGTCCGTAGATTGACTATTTGTTGCTTGGTTTTGTAGAAAAACTTTTTTGACTTCTTCCAAGTTCGCTCCAAGACACCATATATATCCTCAAAACTGGTCTTGGCCTGTTCTTCACTATTCGCAATGATATCAACGTTGTAGCCTTTGATGCCGTGGTAATGGGTAGTCAAATACCATGCAATAGGGCTGATAAATCCATTTTTTCCGTTACCCCGGCCCATCATTATTAAAAACTCATCAAAAACAACCATGTCGGTGCTTTTATAGTAACAATGAATAAGCGCCAAAACAAAAAGCTCCCAATTTAGGAGCTTGAATTCAAAATAGCGCTCTATTAATTCAACGGCTTTGTCAATTTTTTCAATGTCAATAAATACATCAGGATTATCTAGCTTTTCCTCTATATAATCCATAGCCTGCTTGAGTTCTCGGCAGGCTGGTATCTTTCCGCTTCGTATATCGTCCATATACGAATCAATGAACGGGTGGTAATCTCTCCGCCTTTTCTGCATTTACATGTTCACCACCTCCGGTAAAAGTATTAAGTCTTACATCTCCCAATCGTCATCTTCTTCTGCTTCAAATTTACTCGGTTTCAACCCAAGCGAATCAAGTAGGCGCAGCATTTGATTATTTACGTTAGTTAGCTCTCTAACACTATCGTTTTTCTTATATCCCCATTGATTTTCACCGTTCTGGTACTTTATCTGTACGCCTTTTTCTTTGATGTCTTTGATTAGCTTATTTTTTACTTCCCAAAGTGCCATGTAATCATTGACAAGGTCAATGTAATGCTGGCCATAGATACCGTTTCTTTCAAGTTGATCAAGTAGGTCTTGTTTTATCTGCATTTTTTTACTTTTTGCCATATTACCACACCCTCACGCGAAAATCGAAAAAAATCTGTTTTGGGAGGCCCGCTGCCCGGTCCCCCAGCTTCCCAAGAAAGTCAATTTTTTGACCCGGGGGGGTATTACCATCTTTCAGGTATTATATCTTCTCGCCTGTTCACTTCAACAGTTTTTAACTTCTCTGGATGTTCCTCGTTGTGGCAGTTGCAACACAGACTAATGAGATTAGAGTCGACTAATGCCAACTCCGGAAATTCTCTTAGATGTTTGATATGATGCGCTGTTTCTGCTTTGTGATATTTCCCTTCATTCTTGCACTTCTGGCA